CGCCAAGGTAGCCTGTCCAGATGTCGATACAGTAGTAAAGCTACCTGCAGCAGCACTACTAGCACCAATAACTGTACCATCTATGTTACCACCATTAATGTCTGCATTTGTTACTGTGGTTGTACCTGTAGCTGTAACATCTGTAAATGTACCTGCTGCAGGAGTAGTGCCACCAATAGTAGTAGCATCAATGTTGCCACCGTTGATGTCAGCAGTACTTACTGTAGTAGTTCCTGTAGCAGTCAGATCAGTAAATGTACCTGCACCTGCAGAGGCAGCACCGATAGTGACACCATCAATAGCACCACCGTTAATGTCTACGTTAGAGAATGTTGATGTACCAGTTACAGTAATATCATCAATGTAACCTACACCGTCAATGTACAAGTCTTTAAACTTCAGGGAAGCTGTACCAAGGTCAATGTCATCATCTGTTACAGGAACAATAGCACCGTCTTGAATACGGACTTGCTCAACTGCAGAACCTGACACCTCAGAGTAGAAGCTAATGCGGTTGTTACCTGTGTCTACTACAACTTTGTTTAAAGCATCTACATCAGCAATCAGAGGAACGTAAGCACCCTCTGTTGATGTACCATCGTGTTTGTGTCCACCTGATAAAGCAAATGCGTCACGTATAGCATTGAACTCAGCGTTAACTGGTGCAGCTTTAATGACTGCGTTAGCAATAATATCAGCTACGGACTGTCGTGTATAACCTGCCATTTTATAACCTGTCTCCTACTCCGAATGTAATCACTAGACCCTGAATACTGTGTGATGCATTGGAATCATTAGTTACGAACTTAAATGATGCTGACTTACCTGAACCTGATATGTTTGTTCTTTTAACAGGGGCAGGGTTACCGTCAAAGATTGCTGTACTATTATATAAGGCTTCATTATAGTAAGCTGCAGCACCCGTTGTTGTTAGTGTAAAGTTTGTTGGGCTTAATGTGTCAATGTCTTCGTAGTCATACAAAGCAGACATAACGATCTCGTTGTCACCTTCAGCACGTAGATATGTAGCTACAGTATAGAACACTTTACGTTGTTCTGGGTCTTGCATATGGAAGAACGGTGTTTGGAATACACTAAAGATGTCTTCACCATCAAAGTCATTACCACGTTCTTGTCTGTGTACTTTACCATCTTGCGTACCGTGAATAACAAACTCGTTCTGCCCAATGTATCCACTATCAGCACAAGTAGCTGTAATACCTAGCATCTGGCTATACTCAAACTGTAATCCGTTAGGAGTTTGTCTGAAGCCACCGATAACACCCTGTGAGTCTGCTGCACCAAAGAAGTAACGGAACTGTGTCTTCTGCCTGATGACTACTGCGTTCAGTGTTTCTAGGTCAATGTCAAACACGATGTCAGTAAAGATAGACTGAATGTCTTTTGATACTGTCTCTAGGTTAACGTCACCAATCTTGTCTGTACCACTAACAGGACGTAAGCCATCTTGTGATAAGAAGAGTAGGTCACCACCGATCTCAATAACGCTGTCTGTAGCTAGGCATCCAAGGTCATCTGTAACTTCTTGTAATACAAAGTTAGAGATGTTATCACCAACAAGTTTACGGATGTTATTGCTACCAAAGATATACAACACATCACGGAAAGACTTGATAGCTACAACAGGAAAGCCTACGTTAATAACACCAGCACCATCAGCAGGAGCAAAGCTAGTCTCATCGTAAGGTGCACTAAAATAAAGATTCGTGTTCTCACTAGGGTCACCTGCTAGGAACATGTGGTTCTTAAATACGTGTGACAATCTAGGTGCGCTGGGTGCGTCAGCATGTGTGATCTGTGTGTAAGTAGTACCATCATACGTAGCTGCAGGGTTGACAGCATCAGTAAGTAAAACTTTAGAACTACCCCAGTTGTACTTAGTAAAGCGTACTTTGGTTACACCTGTCATTGTAGGTGAACCAGAAGTAGTTACTGCAACCCAAGCCTCTGTAGCTGTATCCCAATAATGTAAGTAGTCGTTACCTACTGAAGGTTTACGGCAAGCTAGAATACCATCGTTGATACCATTAGCAACACAAACACCTAGCACTGGTGTATTAGCTTGACCTGTAACTGTACCGTAGTCGTTACTAAATCCGTTGATCTTTCTGTAACCACCTGTAACGGATGGCTCATAGTTAATCAAAGAGATAGCTGAACCAGGTTGAGTCTCACCTTGTGACAACACATCACGACTAGTGTTAAGACCGCCTTGGCAGAATACTTTGAAGGATGCTAAGTTATCAGCCATTATGCACCGTCATTAAATGAACTAGTTCTTGCTTTACCTATAACAGTAGAACGAACAGATAGGGCATCATCCATAAGCACTCGACGCATAGCCTTAATTCCATCCTCAAAGTTATTCTGATGCATAGCTGCACTCTGTTCATTACTACGGAAGCGCATCATAAACATCATAGCACCATCAATAACTACGTGCTTAAAACGATCAGGTATAACTGCTACGTCATCATATACAGTCATATCTGAGGGGTAAGACCAATATACGTATTCTACTTCATATGCTGCGTTAGGGATAGGTGTAACACCGAAAGACTCACCTAGTGTTTGATATACACGAATGGGTGGTCCATCACCGTTAACTTGATCACCGCTATCATCTGATGCACGTACATTCTGTGTGTACTCTTCAAAAGACATAGGCTTCAAGTTCATTGGGCTGTTACCCTCTGAGCTTAGCTTCTTAAGGTAGAACGTATCCCAGTCAACACTAGAGTAGTCTGAAGGGAAGCTATACTGTCGTGTACCAACTGTAAGCGTTTGTGTATAAGTAGTTTTAAGGAAAGGCCACTCTTGACCGTCCTGCAGAATAAGTCTAATGCTACTGTTGATTGCGTCTTTAGCTAAGGCTTGAACGTTACGTACTGTATCAAAGCCATCACCAGCAGTATCTAGTGTAACTTCGTTCAGTCTACGTAGTAGTTCATTTGTTAGTGCGACAAAAGTAGCCATAGAGTTATCCTACTATTAAATGTGTTGAAGGGCCAGCCTCTTGACAAGACCAGCCCAACAAGCTATGTAATATTAAGCAGCGTTGTAACGTGCTGTGATAAGTGCCTCTGGGCGCAAGATTTTACGTCCATATAGGTGCATACCACGTACGATGTCTGCGAATGAATCAGGGTCACGGTAGTTCTCAACTTTGTTGATTTGCTCCGCTGAAGCTACTGCATCTTCCTGACCTGCAACGATAACACCGTAGTTGTCGTTTTGTGCTGTTGTACCTGAAGTACCTGCGCCTGTACCTTTTGCTGGTAGGTTGTTTGAAACGTAAACACGGAAGCCGTGTAGGTTGTTCAACACCAAGCCATTCATTAGGCCAGTACCACCGAAGTCAGCGTTTAGTACACGTGAATCTTCGTCTTTCAGCATTTCCAATGAATACTGGGTCTACAACGATCCAGCGTCCACGTGCGTCAACGTTCTCTGTGTCCATCTTACGAGCCATACGAGCTACGACTGTTAGAGGAGATACAGTTGTTGCTGACAATGCAGTTGCACCTGGTAGGCGTGGTGCTAGAGGAACTGAGTCACCTGCTGTTGCTGTAGCAGCAATAGTCAAGTTACCGAAGTCAGTTGCGTCTAGGTGGTTCGCTGTTAGGAACTCGCCTGTTAGGTTAGCAGGTGTGTCATGTTGTGCATCACCAGATGTTGCAGTTGAATACTCACCTGCTGATGTGTGACCTGACAAGTACTGCATCACGTCTGCGTCCATTGAGTCAGCCATTTTATATGCTGCACGATCAGCCGCTAGTGATACGTAGTCAACGTTTGCGAACTGGTCTTCGATGTCATCCATTTTGAATGCGAAGTAGTTTGCTTTGTCGATAGTCAATGAGAAGTCTTCATCGTTTAGCTTCTCAACAGAAATAGCTGTGTGACGCTCAAGAGCGTTAACAGTTACGTCTGGTTCTTTCTGAATACGAACAACATCACCTTGGTTGGCGATCTCACCGAAGTAAGAGTTGTTTGTAATTGCGTTAGTCACAGCCGCTTTACGTAGAGCGATCTGTGCCTGTTTTGAGTAGATGATTGGGGAGAAGTTCCCGTCAAATCCACCCGATGCGGATGTAATAGCCATAGTTAATTTCTCCTTATAGATATGGCGTGAAAGTTACACTACATATCCACTAAAGAGGCTCTTTGTAGTAGGGTGGTCAGCTATACATTAAGGGTGGCCGCCCTTTATGCGCTGGGCCTATACTCTGAGGTAGTTCTTTGTCGTGGCTAGTGCTTAAAAGCATACACACTTATTTTGTGTATATGCTATAGTTTTACTTATGACTTAAGCTTTGTCAAGCTATTTCTTTGAAACATCATAAATAAACTTACCAGAGCGCTGAGCTTCCATGATCTCGTCCATGCGCTTCTCGTATTCTTTGATAGACATCTTAGCTACTTGTGATTCACGCAAGTACTTAGACTCTTCAGTATCGTTAGGTGTAGTAGTGCGTTTAGTCATGACAGACGATGCCGCACCCTTATCACTTGAACTTTTCTTAGGCTTACCTGTAATACCCTTATCAACTTTATACAAGTCAATCACACGAGCTACAGACTTAGCGTCTTCTACATTCTCGTACAGAGCATCTTGTACCCACTTAGGCTGATCTTTAGCCCATTCATGGAATGTATCATCTGAACGTATCTCACCAAAGTCAGGGTGGATAGCTGCTAGTTCAGCTTCAGCTTTCTCACGCTTAGCTGTAACACGTAGCTCTTCAATCTCTTTCAATCGTTTATCAATATCAGAGGAACGTTCATCAGCTTTCTTAGCTGCGATAGCTTCAACGATACCTGCTACGTCTGGGTACTTCTTAGCCCAAGCTTCAATCTCTTCGTTTGACTTAGGAAGTACAAGCTCATTCTTTGTAGCTGCTTCAAGTTGTTTCTCTAGCTTTTCTAGCTTAGCAGTTACTTCCTTGTCTTTCTCTTGCATGTGGCGGCGTAGATCACCGTAGCGTTGCTTGAAGGTCTTCTCTTCAGCGCTTAGCTCTGTATCATCCGCTTCTTGTGCTTCGGCTTTAGCTGGCTCTTTCGCTTCTTGTTTAGGAACACTTTCTGCCTGAACTGAGGTGTCCTCAGAGCTTTCGCTATCGGGTTCACTATCGGTGGCTTCTTCCTGCGTTTCATCTTCTTGTGCTAAACCCGCTTGCTTCATCAACTCACGTAGTTCTTCTTCGTCACGTTTAACTCGTGCTTGGTTACGCATGTGTGATGCAGAGTTTACCTCTACTTGTTGAACTTCAGCCATTGTTTACTCCTTATGTTGGGGCCAGTCAAGAGTGACTGGGTAGCCTTATAGTTATATTGGATTGTGTTAGTCTTCTTCGTCGTCGGACTGTGATACACCTGCAGCTTCAAACTGTGCATCAATAGCGTCAAAGATTGCATCATTCTCTGCCTCTTCTTCAGCAGTCA